AAAAATAGAAGAATACAATATAAACCCCTATGACATTTCAAGCATAACCTTTAAGCAAGCCTATGAAAAATGGTCTGAAAGAGGTCTTGCAAAAGGATCGCCACAGCGAAAAGGAAGTTATGCGGCGGCATTTAAGAAATGTATATCCCTACACGATATGAAAATGCAGGAGATAAAACTCCCTCACTTACAAGCTGTATTCGATGATTTAAGTGGTATGTCGAAAGCAACTATCACAAACGTTAAAGTTGTTGTATCAGTTGTTTATGAATATTGTATGAAGTATGAATATATCAACAAGGACTACTCAAAATACATTGAACTTCCCGAAAGCAGCGAAAAGAAGAAAAAACAAATCTTTTCGGATATTGAAATCAAAAGGTTATGGGAAATACAATCCGAAGATGATACAGCCGCAATGATTCTTATCCTAATCTACACAGGCTATCGGATAACCGAGCTTCTTGAAATGCCGAAATCAAACATAAAACTTGACAAGGCTTACATAATTGGCGGCGGCAAAAAAACGCAAGCCGGCAAAGACAGAATTGTCCCTATCAAAAGCGAAATATTACCACTCATCAAACGTATGCTTGATAAAAGCCAAGGCTTGACCTTTTACGATTACAACTATGATAAATTCAAAGTAGCATTCCAAAAATTAATGGGCAATCTCGGATTTAATCATACGATTCACGAAACACGTCACACCTTTGCAAGCCTTCTTGATCGTGCCGAAGTACCCGAATCAATCACCAAAAGATTAATGGGGCATTCGTTCGGAGATATAACACAAGATATATACATTCATAAAGAACTCCCCGAATTAAGAAATGGCATTGAAAAGATAAAAGTACCCTGATTTTTATATCAAAAGTGTTACCAATGTGTTACCAACAAAGCAAATATTACCCGATATTACCCCATATTATCAAATATAAAAATATAGTGTCTTAGCGGTTTTCAGCCATTAAGGCACTATATAGAAAAGCATCAAAATTATTTCATTAATAAAATTATTCTAATCAAACACGGCATAAATCAACAATCTTTAAACCTGTGTTACCAACGTGTTAGTAACGAAGAACGGCAGAAACCGCCCTTATCACAGGGCGGTTATATTTATTTCGTCTTAACCTTCACATTTCCATTCTCATATTCTACATCTAACAACCCCTCTAAATCTCTCAGCCTCACATAATTTTCATTAAATTTTAATACCCTCAAAACCTCTACAGACCTACCATCCATTTCAACCTTAATTTTATCCGTCTTAACTCCCAAACTCGGCACTTTGCTTTTCTCGTCATACCCGACATCAAACCCCATACTTTTAAGATCTGACAGCTTTATAAAATTACTCCCGTCTTTCAATATCTTATCGACATCATACTCTTTCCCGTTTACGTTTATTTTACCCTTTACGACCATTTCATCTTCCCCTTTCAGCATATCCTTAAACCTCGCCCAATCGCCCTCATTATGCACAAACGGAGCGGGACAAATCTTATGTGTAACGTCATAATGTCTTACAACATTTTCAATCGGTATTTCGTATTCGCTCATCAAATACTTAATGAGTTCAGCAGCATTTTTAACAGTACCCTTATCAAAATACCAGTCCTTATCTTCGGCTTTTCTGCTCATAAGTTTTTTCTTTTTACAGCATAATTCGACACCGATACTGTTATCATTTCTGCATTCACCGTGATAATAAACATTTGCTCCACAGTGCCAAGCCGTATCACTGTCAATCACACTTCTGTACACGCTTTTACTATCAACAAAATAATGAGCCGAAGCCTCAATAATATTATTTTTAAAGTACATTGCTTCACCCTCTGCCGTATCATTTGGGCTTGCTGTATAATGCACAACAATGTACTTTATTTTCCTAATTCTTCCTTCTTGATAATTATTTATATTACATCTTATATCGTCATTTATCATTACCATTATCACTTTCACCCCCAAAAATACCGTCACATATTTTCTTTATCTTTTTAACGCTTTCCGTCCCGATATTATATTGTATTTCTTTCAATAATTCAATCATTCCTTTCGGCACATTTCCGCCTATCTCTGCAAAATTTTCAATTATACTTGCTATCTCGCATATCCCGAAATAATATATACCTATATATTTAAGGCAATCAAGAGAAAATACCCAATCAAGACCGTATAAACAAGCAATTATCATCATTTCGACAAACTTACCGACAGCTCCCCAACGTGCCTTATTGCTTTTCCATTTCTTTAATTTAAAGCCTTTTATCCATCCTACGACAGTATCGACAAACATCAATAAAAGCAGCACCGTTATATGCTTATAACTATCTCCCGTTACCATTATCAGTACACTTGTAATCGTTGCCGCTATCGCCTTTATTCGTTCTATATTAAAGTCCATAATACCACCTCTTAATCATTTGTAATAGTTTGATTATAATATTTTGTTGCATTCTGTATCACTTGATAGGCTTCTCCCGTAGAACCGTCAAAGTCAAACATATTTTCCGCTTCCGTCTGCGAACAATTAAAATATATCTCTAAGCCGCCGCTTTGAACATTTGAAAACCGAAAAGCAGCTTCTCTTACAATCATTTTCCGAGATAACGTATTATGTATTATATTAAGTCTATTAAATGACGAACACCCTGTAAACATTCCGCCTGCAAGTACAGTCATACTATCGGGCAGCGTTACTTCCTGTAATGATGAACACATCGGGAATAATGTTCCTGCCCCCAAAGGGTCGTTATTTGTACTTGTATTTCCTGTAAAATCATTTGGAAGTCTGACTTTTGTTAAAGCGGTGCAATATGTAAAAACTCCACCGTTCTGCGGTAAATAAAAACATACGCCATCAGGAATATATATATCCGTTGCACTTGAATTTGGGGCACTTGAATATATTTGAGTGCTTCCACCTTTATCAAAATATTTTAAAAAAGGTGCTTCGTTTATTTGCGTTACAGTATTGGGTATGGTATAACTGCTTTGTCCATAGCCATAAGTAGGCTCATATACAGGTGCATTATTTTCAAGTTTTGCTGTCAATCCTATAAGCGTTGTACCGCTGAAAGCATACCATTCATTCACAACAGGTTCAGCACCCCAATAGGCATAGGTTTTATTGATGCTTACCCAATTATTGCCGTCATAGGTGTACACATTATGCCCGTTTACATTTGTTTCTACCCATTGTGCCATAATCATTCACCGCCCTGTTGTGTTATCGGTTCAAACCATAAATCGCCGTTTCTCGGATTAGACGGAGCGGTTGTATCTACTGTCATAAACGGCAGCTTGCTCCGTTCATTTCCTCTTATTTGATAAAGTCCGTCATCTTTTATGGAAACACCTTTTGATTCACCGTTTTCAGTTCGGCTGTTTATATAAATTTTAGCCTCGTTAAGTGCTTTTTCATATATCAGCTTACCATTTCCGAGTGCATCGCCCGTACCGATTATTAATTTTGGTTCATAGGTGGAAGTACCTCCGCTTGAAACAAATTCAAACTTAAATTCCGCTTTTTCATATTCGTTTTCGCTTGAACGCACGACAACTTTAAACATAGCGGCTTCTTCATCGGTAAGGTCGGGATATTTGCTTTTTGGGTCTGTGAAAGTAAAAAACTTATAGGCATTTTCCGCATCTCCGATACTTGTATAATAGACTTGCTTATTATTTATTTTTAAATCTCTTGTGCCGCTTGCAGTCAGATGTGCTTCAATAAATTTAAGAGAGATACCTTCGATTTTTATATAAGGTCTGATATTATTTGCAACGTAGGGTATTGTATAACCTCCCGTCCATACATATCTGCCGCTTGCATTTTTTTGAATATTCGGCGTGCATTTTATTGATTTTAAATTTGTTTCAAGCCTGTCCACAAAAAGATCCTCGATGAACGCACTTGTTGCTTCTATCATATCCGCTGCAACAACGTTTTCCTTTGTTACCTCAACTAATGTTGTATTAAATGTTTCGTCTGTTCCATTTTCAATACTTGTTATTTTTTCCGTTACTTTCTCTATTTTTCTGTCACTGTTATTCATTTGTTGAGTTATGCTTACCGGACTTTTCACATTATCACAATCATTAACTGTTTTGCTTGCCATCGGTGCGGAACAATTCATTTTAAAACCGCCGTTATACTCCCAACTTATATTTAATATTCTTAATATCATATTCTCAAACATAATATTATCGGTCAGTTCATAAGACGGTATACCTCTCCATTCCATAGAATATGGTATATACTGTGTGTGTGACAAAATTGTTGCAAGTTCTTCTACCTTTTCATATCTTTCCTCTGAATTTTCTTCTATCATAAAATCAGTTAAAGGATTATCTTTTATTATATATATGTACTTGCTGTATTCGTCACTGTTGTCAAAATCATCTTCTTCACTGAATCCGACAATTAAAGCGTCATATCCCTCAAAGATTTCCATTGTGTCTATATCCAAAGAAAAATATGAATTTTTATCAATAACTGCAATTCCATCATCGCCAACGTTCAAATTAACAAATTTCAGCGTATCATTTTTTGTAAAAAAAGCATTTACACCGTTTACCTCGGCAATGTAGCTTATTATCTCCCGATATGTATATGCTTTCCAATTTATTTCCTTGTTTACAATGATATCTCCCAGTGGCAAATACGAACTCGAATCAACCGTAATGTTTCCTTTCAATTCTACTTCCGCAAGTAAATCATTCAGCTCAAAAGGTAATTCAAGAACAATGTCCGCTTTTCTTTCAAGCAATATCATTCTGTCATAAGCTGTTATTTCTATTCTGTTTTCACTTTTTTTGACCTCGGATATAAAGAATGTACCCATCGGAACCATTTCAAATACCGCATCGGTATTATCTGTCTCAGCTTCCATTTCAACACCTATGAATATACGAATATCATTATCTTGCAATGATGCATTATCAAGACCGCCGTCAAAATTATTCAATTCCACTTTAAGTATTGCCGCAGGAGCAATACCAACCTTATATCCATTTGTCCCAATATCATGAGTAAAGCTCATTTTGTTAATGTACTTATCATCGTATATATGACCGCCTATTTCAAACGTTGCACATAAAACTCTCTCACTTGCAATACACTTTTCTTCATACTCTCTTTGATTATTTACATTGTACATACATTCACCGCCTATTCCTCAATTATTCCTCAGTAAGATTAAAACTCAGACCACTCCATAAAAATTGACCGTCAACGGCTCTGTATACAGGTGCGGTCCTATCCGAAACATAAAAATTACTTGTTTTGTTTGCACCCGTATAAGGATCGGGATAATAAACCGAAACAAAGGCAAGACTACTCAATGCCCTTGTTATATTCCCCATTTCATTATTTGTAAGAGGTCTGCATTTTACGCTTATTTTCCTTAAAGCACTTGCACCGCCCCTTATCCTGTCTCTCATCATCTTTCCGTTTGCATTTCGTCCGCTGTTCTCGCTGTCCAAATCGCTCAAAACGACTGACAACTCACTTACATATCCACTGAAATCGGTATTGCTTATCTTAAAAAATGCCATATCATCACCCCCTATACAATATCAATAACCGTTCTGCCTGCCGCTTTCGTCATTCTGTTTATCTGTTTTACAACGCTGTCAGCAACCTTATCGCCGCCGACATTTAACGTCAACTCAATATTTATCGGCTGTTCAGCACCCATTTTCCCCTCTATCAGACTTGCAAGCATATCAAGCCCCTGTGTATTATTTTGCAACGGCACAACAGCCTCACGACCCGATTCACCTATCATCGCAAGCGTAGGACTGTCAACTATACCGCCCCTTGCAAGTTTCGGGATATTGAATCCTATTTTATCGGGCAACGAAACACCGCCGATTGCTTTTATCGTAGTTCTTACTTCCGCAGGAATATTTATTTTAAAGCCGTTAAAGCTGTCAATAACACTGTTTATACCGCTTTTTGCAATCTGCTTTATACTTTCCCATATAGAGTAAAATGTGTCTTTTATGCCTGTCCATATTTGCGAAAAGTAAGATTTTATATCATCCAATTTTCCCGAAATGATATTATTCAATCCAACTATTACCCTTGCCAAATCTTCGGCAAATCCACCCGACAACAAATATATTATATTGTCTAATGTATTTTCGATTTCATCACATACAACACCGAGTATATCAATAATAATATTGACTGCCGTTTCAAAGTTAGATGCAAGTTCGGGGAAATACTTATCTATCAAAGCCGATAATATAGGTGCTATGGTATCTCTGAATATCTCGCTTGATTTTTCTGCGAGTATGCCTAATATTACTATAATTTTATCGGTTATTGGTTGAACGTGCTTTTTAAAAAATTCGTTGATTTTTGATGTCACTCTTTCAAGTACAGGTGCTATATCTCTTGACCACGCTTTCACAAAAGTTTTTGTTATTCTGTCCAGTCCGTTTTCAAAATTTTCAAATGCAGGCTTTATATATTTTTCATATACTTCAAAAATCTTGCTGAAAGTGTTCGTCACATAATCACGCAAAGTTCCCGTTATATTACGAATTGCCGGAAGAGTATCTTCCAATGCCTTTTTAATGTCGTCTACATTATCAATAAAAGGCTGTGTAAGTAATTTCAAAGTATCCTCCGCAAGCTTTGAAAACAGATCCGTTATACCCAGATAAGCATTACCGAATATCGCAATAATATCAGATGTTATCTGCTGTGCATCATCACCTCTGAACACAGAAAAAACATCAGCCACAGCCGCTGAAAATTTCCCCAATTGTTCAAATATTCCGCCCCAACTTTCATATATACTTGTAAGCCTTTCTTTGATGTATTCCGCATTTTGTTCAAGATATTTTCCCATACCGCCGAAAAGATTTATTGCAATAGTATTGCCTATGGAAGTAAATGCTCCTGCCATTTCACCAATGCCAAATATCATTTTATCAATAAATTCTTTATACGCATCAAAAACAGAACCGTCACCGAATATTCCTTTCAATCCGTTTCTTATCCTGTCAAATATCGGCTGCATATCCTCAAAATTTATACTGCCGCCGCCAAGACCTACCGTAAATCCCTCATTAAATATTTTTTTCAATCGTTCAAATTCTGCCCTTATCTTGTCAATGAATCCTTTTATCTTTTCAGCCATTTTATCAAGTACAGTATCTGTCTTGTCTGCCGTACTTTCATCAATAACGCTTCCCATTCCTCCGACATCTGCCGCATTGTCATCACTGTCCGCACTATCATCACCAAATTTCAATACATTTATTTCATCAATGCCCGCAAGTGCATTTTTTATCTTTTTAGCCGCTTTTACGGTATCATCTGCACTTTCCTGTGCATTTTCGCCAATGCTTCCAACGGCAGAAGCCGCCTCAACGGTAACAGCACCTGCGGAAGATACACTGTTTTCCTTTCCCGTAAAAGCCGAAATCAGCTTGTTGAACCACTCGACAGCCATCTGAATTTTTCCTATCAATGTATTCAACATCTGTACAACAGGAGTAAGCATTGGTATGAGTGCCTGTCCGATACTTGCTTTCAGACTGTCAAATCGTAGGCTCAATACTCTAACCTGGTTCGCCCACCCATCGGAAGTACGCATAAAGTCACCGCTTGAAGCCGATAATTTATCTTGCACAAAGGCATATCTTAACATTACCTTTTCGCTTTCACTCATTTGCTTTGTTGTTTTGTTGTATCCGTTTGCAAGTGCGTATTGGTCAAGAGCCGCTTGTGTCATCACAACTCCTAAGTCCTTTAAACTCTCCGTTTCGCCTGTCCAGATACTTTTCAATTTCGTATATGCCATATCAGAGGACAGATTATAAAACGATGCCACATCTCCGGTCAATTTTGTCACAGCCTCAGCCATTTCGTAGCTTTTTTCCGTACTGAATCCGAAAGCCTTATTCATCGCCCCAAATGTACCCATATATTTCTTCGCTACCGTTTCCGAAAGACCGTAAGAAGCAATAGCATCTTTGGCAAATTTGTCAACTTTGCTGCTCATGTTTCCAAATGTCACATCAACAACATTCTGCACCTCAGCCAAATCAGAGCCAAGTTCAAGACATTCTTTGCCAAAATTTGAAGCAGCCCTCAAAGCACTCTTCAAAGCCGATACTATCGCACCAATAGCCGCAACAGCAGCACCGATACCGACCGACAAGCCCATTACACTACCGCTTATCCCCGAAACAATACCATTTTTGCCGCCAAAACCACTACCGCTTACACTATCTTTTAATCCTTTTGATAACTTAGCCGTTGATTTTGCAACTGAATTGACTGTCTTTTCGGTGTTATTTTCTACGTCTTTAGCTATCCTGTCCGTTGATTTTTTTATAGAACTTGCCGTATCGGAAACACTTCGCTTAACATTTTTAGATATTTTATTTGTTGATTTTGCAACATTTTCAGGTATTAATGAAATATTAATATTCTTAACTGTTTTTTTTGCTGACTTCGCCGCATTTTCTGTTATACCCGAAAAGCTCTTATTTACATTTTTAGTAGCTATTTCCGTTTGCTTTGATACATTATTAACTATATCAGAAAATCCATGACTTATTTCCTGAGCGAGTTTATCCACCTGTTCTTTTGAGCATTTGAGTGTATATATAATTTCCTTAAATTGTTTTCGTATATCGGATGTTTCCCCTGCAATTACAACTTGCAATTCATCTAATTTTGTTGCCATATCTTCACCCCCTCGTTTCTTGTTTATCGCAATAAAAAAGCACCCCGATATTTTTCGGAATGCTCCCAACATACTTGACATTTCATCATAATTATGCTATTATAAAATCACAAGGGAACAGCCAAACGGCTGAACCTCACTTTCGATTACTTTATTTTTAACCGCTCAGTGGGTCAGACAGGGCGGTTATCTTTTATTATGTAAAAAATTATAATCAACAAAGTTAAATATAATATATTATTTTCCATAACAGCCCCCCCTTTCCTTTCAGAATGAGGGTGAGGAACAACCGCCTGCCATTCCCTTGCTTGTTACATATTATACACTATCTTTCTTTTCTTGTAAATGCTTTTCCCGAAATTTATTCCCATACTCTATCATTCGCTCTTTCATTATCTTCCAGTCCTGCGGTTCATTCACACTTGATTTTTCCTTGAACAAATTCGGGAAAGCCTTATTTATATCGGGATATTTATTCGGCTGATGAAAAGCGTAGGCATTAAGATTACCCATTTTATACGCAATAGCAGCATTCATTTTATATCTTCGCTCTTCTCTTGCATTATACGCTTTCATAAAATCAAATATCTCTTTCACGGTCATATTCCAAAATCTTGAAATATAAGCCCCGTCCTCGATACAAATATCATACAATTCATAAATATAATCGCTTAAACTTATTATTGTGCCGTCATCACTTCCTCCGTTCCCTTTGTTTCCCTGAAAAAACCGCTTACCTTTAACACCTCTGTTATAACTTCGATTATTCCCGTAAAATCACCGCCGCAATCAACGTATTCATCATAAATATCATATACATCGTTCATCTTAACGCTATGATATTTCTGCATACTGCCGTAAAGTATTGTAAGCAATTCGCCGATTTCGGGAAGTTTGCCTTTTTCGGTCTGCATCATAACATCAATTATGCTTCTTCCAAGCCTTTTTTCGGTATCGATTATATTTTGTGCCGATAATCTCAGCCTGTATTCCTTTTCTCCGCACTTAAACAAATAATATTTCATTGTTATTCTCCTCCGTTGTTATCTGTATCATTGTCATTTATATCATCTGTCGGAGCATTGTTAGGGTAACACCTGCCAAGTCAGATCTGTCTGTAAAACAAAACTTGCCGTAAAAGTCATCACGGCTCCCACACTTGCACTATCGACCTTTACATGCACATAAGCATCAAATGTGCAATACGTTCCATCGGGATATGTCACCTTATATTTACCGAGTGTTCCTCCGTCTTCTATTTCTTTTAGCTTTTCAAAACTTGAATTAGTTTCGCCTGCATCATATAAAAATTTAAACTGCAAGTCACCAAAGTCTTTCAAGCCGTTAATATATTTCTTGCATTCATCTCCAAGTGTCGTAACCTCTACTTTATCCACATCGCCGCCCATTTCGGGAACTTCCATCAAGCATGCAAGCGATGTATATGTAGTTCCGTTTTCGCTGTACGATAATGTTGTTTCATAAGTCAGTCTTCCTGCCATAGTTATCATTCCTCCTATTTCTTAAACATTTGTAATGTCCTGTTATTTACCTTTGCCGAATACCGCATTGTTTTT